GCGAAATAAGAGCCGCAGAAAAACAACAGATGATGTTTGAGGTTCAAGCTAAAATGGGTCAAACGGTTACGCAAAACCAAGAAATGGTAGATCTACAAACTAAAGCTACACAGCTTGAGGCTATGTACCCAGAACTAAACCAAGCAGACCCAAACTTTAACCAAGATAAAACTAACGAAGTTTTAGAGTTACGTGACGCTTACATGACACAGGGTTATACAGGAGCAGATGCTTTGCAAAAATCCGTAGACCTAATAATGAAAGGTTCAGCACCGGCGCCAAAACAAGATCCAATAGATAAAACAATACATACTAAAAAACGTATTGCTAATACTAAGAAAAAGATAGAAACAGCGGAAAAACAACCGCCAACCATGAAAGGGAAGAATAAAGTAGAGTCAAAAATAGACGTTAATACCATGTCTGTAGATGAATTTGATGCTTTACCTGCCGAAACTTTAAAAAGAATGCGTGGAGATTTCGGATAAACTGTGGTATAAATTAAATAAGTTCGCACGTAAGAGCGATATCTTACCAGGGTCGTTCCTGTAAAACAGCGTTATTTCGCCAACCAAAAGGCGTAAAACTGGTCGGGCTCGTAGCCCGTTAACAACACGAAACCGTCATCCCAACGACAAAGGGTACACGGATAAAAGTCGCTCCAATAAGTCGACTGGTTAATTTTAATTAATGGAGACATTATCATGGCAAATACTAATTTTGCTGCGTTGACCAGTGAACAGCTTACCATCTGGTCTCGTGATTTTTGGCGTGTCGCTAGAAACATGTCCTTCGTTAACCAATTCGCGGGTGCGGGTTCAAACGCAATGGTTCAGAGAATATCTGAGCTTACCCAATCTGAAAAGGGAGCTAGAGCAGTATTAACTCTTTTAGCTGACATGACAGGTGACGGTATCGTTGGAGACAACACTCTCGAAGGGAACGAAGAAGCATTAAGAGCTTTCGACATCGTCGTAACAATTGACCAACTAAGATTTGCAAACAGATTATCTGGTAGACTTGCAGATCAAAAGTCAGTTGTAAACTTTAGGGAACATTCAAGAGATGCACTTGCATATGCAATGGCTGACAGAATGGACCAATTAGCATTTCTTACACTAAGTGGTGTTGGATATAACCTTAAGAACAATGGTGCGTTAAGACCATCAATGAACTCAGGGCAAAACCTAAACGACTTAGAGTTTTCAAGTGCTGTAAGTGCACCAACCTCTAATAGACATAAGAGAGTTGATGTTGACGGTAGTGGTAACATTACTTTACAAGCCGGAGATGTCACTGCTATGACAGCAGCTGACAAACTTAGCTATAAAACCATTGTTGATCTAAAAGCTTTTGCTAAAGACCAATATATTAGAGGCCTAAGAGGCGCAGGTAACGATGAGACATTCCATCTTTTCGTAACTCCGCAAGTTATGGCTGATCTAAAACTTGACTCAGATTTCCTTGCTAACGTAAGGCAAGCTGGTGTTAGAGGACCACAATCAAGCTTGTTCTCTGGCTCATCAAGTCTAATGGTTGACGGTATTATGATTCACGAGTTTAGACACGTGTTTAATACTACTGGCGCTACATCAGGTACATCATCAAATGCAGGAGCTGCTGGTTATAAAGGCGGCGCAAACGCAGATGTAAACTACTCAAGATGTATCTTTGCAGGTGCGCAAGCATTAGCTATGGCTGATATTGGTATTCCTGAAATAGTTGAAGACACATTCGACTACGGAAACCAAAACGGTATTTCAATTGGTAAAATATTTGGACTCAAGAAGCCTAAGTATCATTCAGACGTAACAGGTCAGGAAGAAGACTTTGGTGTTATTGCGTTAGATGTTGCATACTAATTGTGATATATTTTATGGGTGGCTAATTAAAGCCACCCATTTTTAAGGAGTAAATTTATGTGGATAGTATCAAACGAAGATAAGTCAGTAGCTTCAACATGGGGAGCAGTTATACATTTAAAAGCTGGAGAACCTAGACAAGTTGGACATGACTTAGGATTATTGTGTTTACAAGCTGGCTGCACAGAAGTTGCAGATGCTCCAGTAGAAGAGCCTGCTGTAGAAGTTGTAGAAGAAGTGGTAGTAGAGGAATCTAGTGAAGTAGATTACGAAGCTATGACTAAAGTTCAACTTGAAGAGCATGGACGTACTTTAGGTATTGAACTTGATAGACGCAAAAAGAAATCAGCATTAATAGAGGAATTAAAAGCAGCGGAGTAACATTATGGCTTTAACCGGGACAAATTTATTATCGAGGATAGAGGATATCCTACAGGACACCACAAGCGTCAGGTGGCCCGAAGCAGAATTGCTAAGATATATAAACGATGCACAAAGAGAAATTGTAAATTATAGGCCAGAGTCATCTGCAAAGACTGACAATGTGCAATTAGTAACTGGGACTAAACAAACACTACCAACTGACGGTCTTAGATTAATCAAAGTAACTAGGAACATGTCCGATGCTTCTGGCGGGGCTACAGGTAAAAGAGCAGTCAGGATTGTAAATGTAGATATTCTTAACACTCAAGAACCAGACTGGAACGATCCAACTGTATCCGGAGATGCACAGCATGGGACAGTGATTAAACACTACATCTTTGATGAAGATGACCCAAAAAATTACTATGTATATCCAGGCGTAAATGGCAATGCCTACTTAGAAATAGTTTATTCTAAAGCGCCTACAGATCTAACTTCTGGAAGTTCTAACCTTGATATAGACGATATATACGGTAACGCAGTAATTGATTATGTTCTTTTTAGGGCGTACCAAAAAGATTCTGAGTATGCAGGCAATGCACAGCGATCAGCAACCCATTATCAATTGTTCTTACAATGCATTGGACAAGGTATGCAAGCACAAGAAATGGTTAGCCCAAACAATGACAGAACAAGCAATATAGGTGCTGCACCCTTAATACCACCTGTACCACAACAACAAGGTAGGTAACCCATGGCAGCGTATTCTTCTTTAGTAAAAGAAGTTTTACCGTACGTTCCGTTATGCCCTGATTCTTTAGTTGAACAAAACATTCGTGCCGCAGCGATTGAGTTTTGTGAACGATCTAAAGCATATATCTTAGATTTAGACGCTTTTAGCACTATTGCAGGCGTTTATGAATATGATTTTGATATTCCTACTGGTACAGAAGTCCACCAGATTTTATATATGACAGAAGATGGCAACGATATGGACCCTATAAGTCCTCGTAGCTTAGAGTTAAATTACCCGGATTGGAGAGACAGAACAGGCAATCCGCACGTATACCTACAAAAAACACCCACAAGCTTTTGGGTAGTTCCCGTACCTAGCGGTACCAGGCAAGTTATTGTTAGTGTGGCACTAAAACCTAGCAGAACCTCAAATAACATAGATACCACAATCGCAAATCAATACCGAGATGCCATAATTTATGGTGCTTTATACAGATTATTACGAATACCAAGCAGAGAGTGGACAGACGTTGGTGCAGCTAGAGAGTATCTAGCTCAGTTTAATTTAGAAATACAACAAGCAGAACTTCGTGCAAGAGGCGGAGACCTTGGGGTAAAACGAACAGTTAAATACAAAGGAATAGGAAGGCCAAGGAGGCGCTATGGAAGATACGGAAAGGAGATTGATTACTAATGACTTTGTCAAACCAGTACTTACTGATATACGTTCCACGTGGAACATTGTAAAACCTGGTTTAGAGAGTATATTAGCTGACAATCCAACCCTAACTTTTATTCCTGAAGATGTTTATAGTGAGTGTGTAAATGAAAGAGCCTTTTTATTTACCTCTCCAGTCGGGTTTTTAGTACTGACTATTAAGGTAGATCAGTTTACAAAAGACAAGACATTGTATATGTGGATAGCGTATACTTATGAAAAGGGCGGACACCAGTGGTTGGCCCATGAAGACTGGCTTGAAGCGCTAGCTAAAGAGTCTGATTGTAAGTACATAGAGGCACAGTCCCACGTACCAGAATTAGAATCGTACGCGCTACAACGAGGTTGGGTGTTAGATACACGAATATATATGAGAGAAGTTACATGAGTAAACCAGATAAGCCAAAGGCAAGCGAAGTAGAAAAAGTAAACGCGGCTATAGCTTTAGAAGATAAAAAATTTTATAGGGAACAGTATTTACCTAAACTAAAAGAGTTTGTTAACAGAAGTTTTAACGAAGAAGAGAGTATGATGAATGTAGCAGAGGGCAGAGCCCAAGCGGATACTATGCAAGCTCTTACTTCGAACCCTAATAGACGGGCTATGATGGCAGTAGATGCGCAAGCAGATTTAGCTTCTGCAGCTAGTGCTCAAGCTTTGCAAGGTACCAGACAGGGGTTACAGGCGGCTAGAA